TCAAGAACTGGTTTTGCTATGTAAGTATCATAAATTATTTTATCAAGAATTTCTGGTTTTTTCAACTTTTGTCTTACTATCTATAATTCAGTTATATCAGTGATGGCTTCATCAGACAAACAAACTCGATAGAAATCTGCTTTTTCTTCCAATTCTCGCCGTCTAAGTATTTCTTGATTTATGGCATCTTGTTTTAATCGGAAAGATTCAATCTGAGCAGAGAGCGCATTAATCTGCGCGCGGGCTGCTTCTGCTTGAACATCCATGTCCGCCATTGTTTTTTCAAAAGACTCCTAGGCCATCTTCTACATTTTTTCTTGCTCGGCTTTGACCTTATCTTTTGCTATATTCATAAGAGTTTCTTCATATCGTTTTGCATTTGTTAGAGCCATTGCGCGCAATTGTTCTTCATAGATTTCGACTTTTGAAGAAATTTCTTGGAGAGCGATTTGCTTTCCAACTATTTCTGCGTTCACCTAATCGCGCTAGGCCTCTAACCCTTTCAAATCGTGGCGGATTTCAAATTCTAATTTTTCTTTGTTTTCTTCTATATATTTATTTATACCAGTTTGTTTTGTTAGTTCAATTATTTCATCAAATTCTTTTGCTTGCTATATTAATTTTTTTCGATTTAAAAATATAATAAATATTATAATACATATAAAAATAAAATATATAATATACTACATTATTATACCTCTCCTATTTTATTATATAAATATTATAATATAAATTTATTCAAAAGTCAAATTTGGCAAAAGAAATCCCGTAGGATAACACCTACGGGAATTTTTATTATTCTTCATCATCTGTCTCTTCATCAAACATAACCGACCATTTAGCCATGCGATTCATTCTTTTATCAATATAACTATTGCCATTTAGCGCTTTATAGTCTTTGTAATATTGATCTAAAGCTTCTCGTTCATATTCACTCAGGGTTCTATCAACCTTATTTTTATGATATATGGCCATAATTTTTTCACGAAGAACATCGCGCGCACTTATTTTTAAAGCCTCTAAGTCTTCCTAGTTTTGAGATACACTACCGCCAATAGCATTTAGAACTTCCTATTTAATTTCCTATAGATAACGTTCTCTATCGGCCTTATATTTATCTCTGGTTTGCAAATCATGGTTATATAATTTATCTGGTAAAACTTCATCAAGCACCGCAACAATTTCAGCTTTTCTTTTTTCTTTTACTTTTACCTTTAATTTTGAAGTAGGTTTAGCAAAGAAATCCCAAATTTTATATATTGCGGCGCATAATGCTCCAATTAAAATTATAACATCAACAACCTCAGCTAAAGTTATTGGCTAAGCAACAAGCATCATTCCAGCACCTCCATCATTTATAAGTAAAATCCCTTAGGTTTCGCTAAATTAAATTAGTGCGGAATTAATCGGTCATTATGCCACTTATCTTTTACAAGGAAATTTTTGGAAAATAAATCATCAGCTGTTTTAAGATTTTTTATTTCCCAATATGGTATACGATATATAGGAATATTATTTGCTAAACAATAAGAATTTTTCATACGGTCATGCTCCTATCCCTTTAAAAAAGCTTGACGTCCATAAATGGGTTTAAAGTGCTACTCTCCGTCTACTTCAATTATAGCTGGCGCGCCGTGATAGTTAGGAAGATAAAAATCAAATCTAAATAAACCTTTGCGTAAATCCTTAAAAGTTTTTTCTCTATAAAAACTTATTTTTGCTTTTTTTAAAAGCTCCATAACACAATTTTCATATTTACTCATTTTCATCACCATAAAAAAGTGGAGCCTAACTTGAATCACTCTACTTTTATTTAGCGTAATGGCAGGAGGGATAAAATGACTATAGAAAAAATTGTAGATTATGTTCTTCACACACCATTCAATATTAATAAAGCAATTCTTATTGAAATGTTAGAACAATTAATTAGAGATAACGGAGGTTCTGGTGATTCTGGCGGCCCCGGCGATCCTGGTAGTTCAGACATTGTATATGATGGTGGTCTTGAAACATAAGAGGAGTAAGAATGAAGCTATGGATAGAAAAAGAGCTTTTTCAATGGGAAAAGTAGAGATATGTTTATATCTCTTTGAGTGATACTGACCCAGAGATTACTTTTGTTCAATTTTATAATGATAAAAGTGGCTCTAGTCCTGAAATTCCATTGAATGGCGACAAAATTCAAATTCCCGATTACCTATTAAAAGAAAGCCTTCCCATTATGGCAGTTGCTTGTACTGGTCAAAGAGGAGAAACTCAAGTTGTAGGGCGTAGATAGTTTAAAGTTATCAAACGCGTGCGACCTGATTCTTATTTTGACACAAGTAAACACATTGTATATGATGGAGGTGAAGAAATCTAATGGCTGAAATTATTAAAACCACTTTTTAGCTTCGTAGAGGTTTGGAATCAGTTTGGAAAAGAAATAATCCCTTACTTGCTGCTGGTGAACCTGGTTACGAACTTGATACTTATAAAGTAAAAATTGGTGATGGTGTTAGCCTTTGGAATGATTTGCCATATATTGGCGAACAAAACATTGTTAATTATGCTAATCATAATGATTTTCCTCAATTCGGCAATGTAAACTATATTTACAAAGCTACTGACGAAGCTTTGCTTTATCACTGGGACGAAGAAAAAGCTATGTATGTTTCTTTGGGTCCTGCTGGTTCAAACAGTGAGACCATTGATTTCATTGATGGCGGTAATGCTTTCGGGCCATATTAATTGGAGGTATTGCAAGTGGCGATTATTAATACTAGAATCAACTTGCGAAATGACTCTACAGCTAATTGGCTTGCTAATAGTACGGCTCTTCTTGTAAAAGGCGAAGTTGGCATTGAATTTCTTGATTCTGGAAAAACTAAGATAAAAATCGGCGATGGTGTCACTCCCTGGTCTGATTTGAAATATTTTGATGGTGGCTCAATTATTGAGGCCATTGATAAAAATGTCTTAGTTCTTACAGAAGGCAACTTGTTATCTTTGGCGGGATTTAATGATGCTGAAGTAGGAACAAGCCCAATAAAAAGCGAAAATGGACAAATTATTTGGGTTAAAAGTGAAACAAGTGAAATAAAAGAAGAAATTTAGTCATTAGTTGAAATTACAAGCAAAAAAGTTGATGTTGTTTATAGTGAAATTGACGGAGAACAAGTGCCCTGGACATTACTGAGTCCAGAAAATAGCTTAAAGCTTGATAGTATTTCGCAAAATGCTCAAGAAAATGTTATTGAAGCAATTTGTGTAGCTGGTACTGCTAAGCCTTTAGCTATTATAAATAAAACAGTACAGATTCCATTCGCAACAGGTTCTATTCCAGGACTTGTTAAATTGTCAAAAGAAATTAGCATTGACGAAAATTAGTCCCTATAGATTCGGGAAGTTAATGTTAATAAATTAGTACAAACCGAAGGAGAAGAAATTCATCTTCACTGCGGCGATGCTAATATATAATTTTATAAAAAAGGAGAAATATAATGGCTTATACAAAAAGTAATGAACTGATGACTCGTATTGCTCTGAAATACGACAGTTATGCTAACTGGACTTCCAATAACCCTGTTCTGTTAGCTGGTGAAGTTGCTATTGCTACTATTCCTGTACCTGCTGAAGGTCAGCAGAATGTTACTGGTTTCCAGAATCTGCCTAACGTTGTTATGAAAGTTGGTGATGGTTCTACCCATTACAATGACTTAAAGTTCGTTAGCGCTCTGGCCGCTGATGTATATGATTGGGCTAAGGCCGCAACTAAGCCTGCATATGATGCAAGCGAAATTGCTAACTTACAGAAGTTTGTTGAAGATCATTCTGACTTTGACACTGATACTCAGTATACTATTGTTCCCGTTGCTGATTCTACTTACAAGTATGAATTAAAGTATAAGGGTCTAGCTGATGCTGAATACAAGTCCTTTAACACTCCTGTATACATGGATATGTCTGGCGCCGACCAGCGTTTAAAGGATTTGGAAGAAATCGTTGCTGATTTAACCGGTACTGGCGAGTCTGGCGGTATTGCTAGCATGATCGATACCAAGATCCAGGCTTTGGACGGTACTGCTACTCAAGCTGCTGGCGCTGACGGTTTAGCTTTGAGCGTAACCACCACTGATGGTGTTGTTACCGCCATTTCTGGTTCTATCGCTGCTAACACTTATGATGCACATGGCGCCGCTGCTGCTGTTCAAGGTGAAACCACTAGCACCGTAAAGGATGCTATGGATGCTGCTAAGGCTGCAGACGACAAGGCTGCTGCTGCTCAGAAGGCTGCTGACGACGAGAAGGCTGCTCGTGAGGCTGCAATCCTAGCTTTGGACTATGATGCTTATGAAGCTGGTAATGCTACCGGCACTACTATTTCCTTCGTTGGTACTGTAAGCGAAGCTGACGGTATTATTTCTGCTACCAAGCGTGATTTAGTATTCAATTCTGCTTATGATCCTGCTACCAACAAGGTTGCTACCATGGCTGACGTTACAGGTTCTGTTGCTGACCTGAATGGTGCAATGCACTTTGAAGGCGTTTCTACCACTGACCCTGTAAACACTGGTGTTACCATTACTGGCAAGCCTGATTATGTTGCTGCTGCAGGTGACGTTGTTATTTTCGTAAACGCAAACGGCACTCCTGTTGAATATGTTTACGATGGCACTACTTGGCATCAGTTGGGCAATGAAAGCATTGCTCAGAAGGCAATTGAAAACTTGGACGTTGCTGACATTGCTGTTGGCGCTGATAGCACTCTATCTGTTGTTGGCGAGACCGATGGTTTAATTCATGCTACTCCTGTTAAGATTCAGATTGCTGAAGGCCAAGTTACTGGCTTAACTGGTCGCTTAAATGCTCTTGATGCCGCTGTCGGAACAGAAGGCACATTGGCTAAGGGTATCGCTGCTAACACTGAAGCTATTAGCACTATTAATGGTGAGGATGCAGGTAAGTCCATGCGCGCTGTTGCTGGCGAAGAAGCTACCAAGGCTATTCAGTCTTTGGATAAGGAAAATGCCGCACAAGCTGGTAAGTACATCAGCGCAATTAGCCAGGTTGATGGTGTTGTAACTGCTTCTTATGCTGATCTGCCTGTTGTTCCTGCTCTAGAGTTGGCTGAAGGCACCGCTACCACTCCTGAAGCTGAAGAAGTTGCAGTTGTTGCTGATATCGATGTTGAAGGTCACAAGATTACTGACACTCGCGTAAAGGTTGCTACTACCGCTGGTGTCGCTGCTGCTATTGCTAAGCTAGATGCTGATAAGGATGTTTCCTCTGCTAAGCATGTCATGACTGGTGTTACTCAGGTCGACGGCGTTATTACTTCTATTGATGAAGTTCAGCTGGCTGACGTTGCCTTCTCCGGCAATATCAAAGATCTGAAGGAAGATGCAAATACCTATGTTGTATTTAACTGCGGTAGCTCTTCTGTAAACGTCTAATCTGATTTTAATTAAGGACCCATCCATCTGTCATGGATGGGTCCATTTTATAGGAGGCTTAAAATGAGTAATAGTTTAAATGCTAATATAAAACTAAGACGTGCATTAGCCTCAGAATGGAGTGGAGTTAATCCAATTTTATTAAGCGGCGAACCTGGTGTGGAGCTTGATACATTTAAGCTTAAGATTGGTAATGGATTTTTAACATGGAATGAATTACCATATATTGCAGGTGGCGCAGCAGGTGTTGCTTACAATGCCATTCTGATAGTTGATGATTTACCAGAGATTGGAAACGAGTTGTCTTTATATAAAGTTAGATCCACTCAGAAATTATATTATTGGGACAGTATACAAAATAAATTTGAAAGTTTAAATTTTGAATTTGTTGATACAAATACCGACAATATAGAGATTGTAGAAGCTTTACCCGAAACTGGTGAGGCAAATAAATTTTATAAGCTGCCCAACCAAAAATTTTATTTTTGGAACACTGAAACTAATGCTTTCGCGCCACTTGTGGAAGAAGTTGAGATACCTGAAATACCCGAAATTCCAGAGTACCCAGAAGTTGAAGTAAAGGGCGGTATTGAAGTTGTAGATACTTTTGAAGATTTACCTTTAATTGGTGAATCTGATATGTTATATAAGGTTTTATCTACTGAAATAATCTATACCTGGAACGCTTCTACTGCAAGCTATGCTTCAGTAGGTAGCGGGGCAACAACAGATGCGAAGACTAGTTTATTAGTAGTTGAAACCTTTGGTAGTCTTCCCGAATTGGGTGAGAATGACGTTTTGTATAAAATAAATTCTACTCAATTATTATATATGTGGAATGATTTAACCAAAATTTATGAGCAGCTTGGTCAAGGAAATTCCGGCCCTATCGCGCCAGAAGGTTATACAATAACTTTATAGAATACTTTAGATTCTCGTATTTTTGCCGTGCGTGAAGGCGATCCAGTAGAAATTGCGTTTAGATATACTTCTATTGATATAGATGGTTTAAATGATGGACCTGGTATTGGTACTTTGATTGTTAATGATGTTAAAAAGGCCACTATTGCAGTTCCTTAGAAGTTAAATACTTTAGAAATTAGCAAGTATTTAACTCTTGGTGAAAATAATGTATAGCTAATTGTTGAAAACTCTGAAAGTAAATCAAAGTCTTTAAATTATTAGATTGAAATGGTTAACTTATAGTTAACTACTAACTTTAAAGATATGGACATTTATAGTAGTGATGTCGACTTCGCATTTGTTATTATTGGCTCTGGTGAAAAAACCATTCACTACATAATGGATGGAGTAGAAATTGACACGGAAGTTTTAACTAATACCAATAAGTTGGCTCATAACTATAAAATTCCTATGCAGGCTGCAGGAGACCATATTTTTGAAGTTTATGCAGATATGGAAATTAATAATATGTATATTCCCAGTAATGTTTTAACTTTAGGCATGATGTTTGTTAATGACCAGATGGTTAATACTTACATTCTTTCTAATTTTACTTAGAAGGAATCTACGCAAGGTGATGTTATTAATATTCCTTATTTGGTTTATAATCCTTTAAATGAAACCTCTGAGGTTGATTTAAAAATTTATGATGCCAATGACGAAATTTACTTTGAAAAGACTATTTATGTTGACCAGTCTGTAAAGAACTGGATTTAGCAAGATTATCCTGCGGGCGCAGTTGTATTTGAAATTACTGCTAAGTCAGACTCTGGTGAAAATGCAGTTAAGAGATTCCCAATGAATATTGAAGAATCTTCCTTTGATTTAGTTCCTGTTACTACTAATTTGGCTTTAGCTTTTGATGCTCAAGGTCGTAGTAATGATGAGGCAAATCCCGAACATTGGAATTACAATGATATTGAAGCTACTTTTGACCGTTTTGCTTGGTCTGTAGCAGATGGTTGGGTTGAGTCTGATTCCGGTGAAACTGTTTTAAGATTTTTACCTAAAAACAAAATGACCATTCCATATCAGCCTTTTGCAACTGATAAGCGTACTACTGGCTATACCATTGAAATTGAAATGGCTACTCATAATGTTAAGGATTATGATTCCACTGTCATTAGCTGTGTACATGAAGGACGCGGTTTTGTAGTTAAATCTCAGTCTATGATTTTTAAATCTGAACAGTCTGAAGAAATTGTTACTATGTTTAAAGAAGATGAACGAGTAAGAATTACAATTACTATTGAGCCTTAGACTTTAAATAGATTTATTAAGTTGTATGTTAACGGTATTCTTTGTGGCGTTGACCAATACAAAGAAAATGACAACTTTAAATAGGCCGTTCCTTAGGATATTACTATTGGATCTGACACTTGCGGCCTAGATCTATACAAGCTTCGTTTTTATAACAGAAACTTAAGTGATAGCGAGCAATTAAACAACTTTATTTGTGACCGTTCTACTATTGCTGAGCGTATTAAGGTTAAAGAGCGTAATGAAATTTATGATATTTCTGGCAATTTAACAATTGGTTCTCTTCCTCCCACAATTCCATATTTGGTAATGCAATGTGAAGAGCTTCCTCAGTATAAAGGCGACAAAAAGAAAGGAAAGAGTATGTACTTTGTTGATAGATTGCGCCCAGATCGCTGCTTCTCTGCTACTGGTTGTCAATTTGATGTTCAAGGTACTTCTTCTGCGGGTTATCCTATAAAGAACTTTAAAGTTAAATTTGGCTCTGGTATTGTCTATAACGATGGTACCGCCGCAGATGGTTATCCAATTTTAGAAGGCGGTTTAATTTCTAAGTGTTTATGTTTGAAAGCTGACTATGCTTCTTCTGAACAAGCTAATAATGTTATGCTTGTTGATTATTATGATGAGTTAGTAAGAGATTATTTCTTGACTCCTGCGTAGGAAGAAGATCCTAGAGTTCGTACTGGTATTAGTGGTCGTCCCATTGTTGTATTCTGGGAGAATACTGCTACTGGTGAAATTAAATTCTAGGGTTAGTATAATATGAACAATGATAAGAGCAATGAAAATGTCTTCGGTTTCGATCGCGACAAATGGCCTATGACCGAATGTTGGGAATTCTCTAATAATACTTCTGATAGAACTCTATTTAAAAAATCTGAATGGATTGAAGAAGTTTATGATAAAGAAAAAGACAAGATGGTTCCCGCCTGGATGTCTGACTTTGAAGCGCGCTTCCCTGATTTAGATGATCCATATAGTGATTATACTAAATTTAAGCGTTTTTGTGATTTTGTTGTTGCAACTAATAGAGATTTGGCAACAAATTTATTATTAGAAGAAACCGTAACCTATGATGGAGTTGAACATTACAGAGATACTCCAGAGTATCGTTTAGCTAAGTTTAAAAATGAGTTTAAAGACTATGGTTTTATTGATGCCTTCGTATTCTATTATATTTTTACCGAAACCTTCCACTTAATGGACTCTCGCGCGAAGAATATGTTCTTAACTACTTTTGATGGTCAACATTGGTTCCCAATTCCTTATGACTTTGATACTGCCATTGGTATTAACAATGAAGGTGACTTAGTCTTTGAATACGATATTGAAGATACTGATAAAGTAAACAATGAGAATGTATTTACTGGTCAAGATAGCGCGCTATGGCATAACATTCGTGACGCTTTCCAGGCTCGTCGTTTTCAAATGTATGATGAAATGCGTCAGAGCGATAAGTTTGCTTTTGATGTAATTTCCAAGAAAATGAATGACCATCAAACCGTATGGCCAGAAGCCATTTGGAATGAAGATGCAAAGGTTAAATATTTAGATATTTATTTAACCGAAGGCGAAGAATACTTTGAAATGTGTCAAGGTGACAAGTCTGCGCAGCGTCTTGCATGGTTGTTCAATGCCTTTAAGTATCGTGATTCCAAGTATCAATGTGGTGATAGTGAAGAGTATAGTGCATTCTTCCGTGCTTATGCGCCCGGTGATATGACTGTTACTCCTTTCCAGCACTTATGGCCCCGTGTTGACTATACTGATAGCTATCCTGTTTCTCAGCGCAGTAAGCGTAACGTGGAAAATGTATTAGAGTGTCCTCTGGATACTGCATCTGACACCGAAATTTTCTTGCGTTCTGCAGACCGTATGTCTAGCTTCGGCGATTTGAGCCAGTATAAGGCTGATACTGTTAAGTTTGCATCTGCAACTAAACTACAAGAATTAATTTTAGGTAGTAGCGCAGAAGGATATGAAAACCATAAGTTAACTGCCGTTGAACTTGGCAACAACCGTTTGATTTCTTATCTGAATGTTGAGAACTGTATCAACCTAGTCAATCCTATTGATTTGTCTCAGTGTTATAACTTAGAAACCGTCAAAGCAAAGGGTTCCGCGCTGAATAGTATTAATTTCCCCGTTGGTGGACATTTAACCACTTTAGATTTGCCTGGTACATTTACCAACCTTACTATTAGAAATTAGCACAATATTGAGAATTTCTCTATGGCTAGTTATGATTTAATTAATACTATTTGGATTGATGACACTCCTGGTCTACCAATTGAAGAGATGCTATTAAATACTCCTAAGTTAGACCGTGTAAGAATTGTTAATACAACTTGGTCCGTATCAAGCGAAGAAAATCTAAGAACAATTTTTGAAAAGATGAAAGCTTGTGGTGGCCTAGACGCAAATGGTAATAATACAATTGATAACAAAGCTGTTATGACTGGCTATGTTGAGATTGATAGTATTACAGATGAATTCCTTGAGGAATTAAATGAATATTTTAAGGAATTGGTTGTTATTGTAAATGGCAAGGCGCGATTCTTTATCCGTTATTTGAATCAAAATAATGACTTGTTGTATAAATATGCAGCTTCTACTGGTGATAATGCAATTAATCCTATCGAATTAGGTTTTATTGAAATTCCTACTTTAGAAGGCTCTGAGGAAGTTAAATATACATTTAGTCATTGGAGTAGTTTACCTGAAAATGTACAGGGACCTCAAAATCTAATTGCTATGTATAAGACTGAATATAGAGTTTAGTTTGTAGATGGCGATGATAAAGTGGTTTATACTGCTTGGGTAGTAAAAGGAGAAGGCGCGATTGACCCAGTTGCTAGCGGCGAAATTAACATTCCTACCAAAACTTCTGATGCTCAATTCCATTATGTTTATAGTAATTGGCAAGATGATTTTAGTGAAATAAATAATTCTACTATCGTCCACGCAGAATTTACAAATTATTTGCGCGACTATCCTGTTTATTTCTATAATGGTAGTGAATGTATCCAAGAAACTAGAGAATATTATGGAACTTATGCTGAATATTAGGGCGATGAAACTTTAATTAAGAAGAAGATTGGCGACGAGGAATCTGACTACTATGAGTTTGCATATTGGTCTCCAAGTATTAGTGAACCTATTGTTGGACCTACTTATTTCTATGCACAGTATGTCTTTGATGGCTATATTGAAGATAGTTGGTCAGAAATTGCTCAAAATGCGGCTTCTGGTAATGCAGAGATTTATGGTTATGGTGGTAAGAAAACTGCAGAAATCACATATTCTTACAAGGGCACAGAATATACTGATACTATTGATTTTGAAATCATTGATAGAGACCATGATATTCTAGCTTCTACCATTACAAACTATAATGAAGACAAAGGAACCGCAGGCTTAACCTTCCGTGGTGTCTTGTCCGCACGCACTGTTATGAACTCTGGCGCGAAAGACTGGTTAGGTAATTTAACCCTAGACGGCGGTGGTTGGGGCAAGAGTGATATGCGTGAATGGTTAAATGGCGAAGATTTTTATGGAGCTTTGCCTGCTGACTTAAAAGCTGCAATTAAAACTGTTCAAAAGAAGAGCGATAATGGTTATTATGACTATCGTAGTCCCTCTCCTTCTTTAACTACCACAGAAGATAAGATTTTTATTGCATCTGCACAAGAATTAAATGCTCTAAATCCATCTTATACAGCTTCTGGACAAGGCGAGCCTTATATTTTGTTTACTGATGCTGAAAGTAGAAAAGTGGGAGATATTTATTGGACTCGTTCTACTGGTGGTAAATTTGGTATTCACTCTTTCTGTGCTATCGATATGGATGGACGTGTTACAACTGTTGGTGGCGGTAATAGAAGTGGCATTGTAATTTATTTCTGTATTTAAGGAGGCAATAATGTTTAAAGTTATTGAAAATAATTAGATTATTGATGTAATGGAAACTTTAACATTTGTTAAATGTCTTCCTAAATCTAAAAGAATTATTCATGTTGATGAGAGATAGGCAAATGGTATTGTAGCTTCTAATGGAGATGAAGTTTATCATTTATATGGTACAAAAAATACCTTTGCCGACTTTAAAAGAACTGTTCGTTTTGAAAAAATTGACGAGGAAGAATATAATCGACTTGTTAATAATTTAAAGGATAATGAAAAACTTGAAAGAAGAATTTCTGAATTAGAAAAAATAATTAAGGAAATTTATCAAAAGGTTTAGTAATTTGACTTTTACTGAAAAAAATGTTATAATATTTATAGAAGGCCTCCCTATAAGATAAATTATAGGGAGGTCGCAGAAAACTGTAATAAAACTTTTTTTATTTTACTTAAAAATAGACGAAAATATTGAGAAATTTGAAAGCGATAATTTCTTTATCAAGCCTGAAAGCGATGGCTAATTATAGGGATATTGTATAATTATCGACTTCAAATTTTGAAGTCGTTATTTTTTTATTAGGAGAATATTAATGGCTGAAAAAATTTTTAATACAAGAGTGGTCAATAAACATGATTTAGAAGCCAATTGGAATAAAGCCGTTAATTTTATTCCCTTAAAAGGCGAGCTTATCGTGTATGATGTTGACGAGGCTCACTCTTATGAACGCATTAAGATCGGTGATGGCGTTCGAAACGTAAATGACTTGCCGTTTTATGCAGGTAGCTGGAATGATTTATCTGATAAGCCTTTTGGTGAAGAATACACCACATACTTAGACAACTGGGATGGAAACACGGATGGCATGGAAATTGTAAATCCGTGGCCAGACTCCCCAGATAATGGTCAGTTTGTAAGAATAGGTGACTACATAGATAATTTTACAGATATTGATATTAACAAAATAGTTTATGAAGCAATAATACGTACAGGTTGTGAAATTAAAAATGTCCTTATGTCAGAACATGATTATGATCTTCAGACAATTCAATGGGATATATATGATAAAGAAACTGGCGAATATAAACGAACAGCTAGATGGATTGCGAATGTGGGTCATAATAATGATAATTATTTAGTAGAGTATGTATATGGTCTTCCATCAGTAGAATTGAATAAGGGTTTGTGGCTGTATACTGGTGAACGCTATTATGGCCGTTTAACTACTTTTAAAGTTCAAACTGCTTTTAAACAATTAGACTTTAAATATTTGCCAATTTTAGAAGAAGGCACTAAAATAATATTTGAAAAAAATAGCGTTAAAACTGAGGATACATTTGAAAACGAATTAATTTTTGAAGGTCAATATACATTATTTGTTGATGGCGTTTCTAAAACAATAGAATTTATTGTTGACGACGATTGGTCTTATTGGAGTGACGATTCTTGTTATATTGAAACATGGGAAGATGGAATATACTTTAGATTCCAAGACTCTGAAAGTCATTCTATAAAAATTACTAAAATTCAAAATATTATTAAGGAAGGGTATATTCCAGACACAATCGCCCGTGTTTCTGACATTCCCGAAATTGATACTACATTATCTACTTCTGGCGCTATTGCAGACGCTAAAGCTACGGGTGATGCAATTAGTGCTGTTAGTACACTAGTCGGCGATGTTGCTGTTTCAGAGCAGATTAGTTCTGCTCTAAACGAAAGCGCCGTACTATATAACGACACACAAACTCTAACCGACGAACAAAAGGCACAGGCTCGTGCCAACATAGACGCTATTGCTAATAGTGATATGTGCATTGCCCCAATTGAAAGAATTTCTGACTTTGGTGGAGAAGCTACCATAACAATGTCAGAGAATGAGTCTTCTGTATGGGGGGGATATTACTGTACTAGAAAAGTATATTTTGATTCCACATTTGAAGAGTGCAGTTCTCATATTTTTAAGATTGAGTTGCCAAGCAGTTGTGCAGCGCAACATATACAATTTATTTTTAGAAATTCTGATGGAACTGAAAGACCATTCTTTCTATCTACTGGTGCAAATTCTACCGAATATTTTGTATTCACCATTTCTAGGGTAAATAAAAAAATTGCATGTTATGCGCTTTTAGCAAAATCATACGTTGTTGTAACTTATGATGATAGTGGCAATTATGTAAGTTCTCTTAATACACAAAATGTCGATACTAGCAATCTTGTTAGCAGACTTAATTCTCTATTAAGCAGTTCGTCCTATGAACCATCTGCTGATACTGATATTGTTATCAAGAAGTATGTTGATGACGCTGTATCTTTAAAAGCCGACCAAACCGCATTAGATGAAGTGAGTGCATTAGTTGGCGACACCGCAGTTTCCGAGCAGATTGATAACGCTATTGCTGAAATTCCACAGGCTGATTGGAATCAAAATGATGAGAGTTCTGTTGACTACATTAAAAATAGACCCGATATCGCAACCGACGACGAAATCATCTCTATGCTAACAGAACTCGACATGCTCCCCGCTGTTGCCGACTC